TCTAACTTTACTTGCTCTCCAACTCATAAAATGTATGTTGATGGTAAAGGTTGGATATTAGTTACCGATATGGTAATTGGTGATGTTATAAGTAATCAAAAACTATTGTCAGTAGAACCTGCTGAAAGTGGAGATGTTATTGTTATTGAAGTTGATGAGGCATATACTTTTATTGGTGAAGGATTGTTATCGCGTACAGTGAAGATTGAATTAACAGAATCTCCACTGCCAATTTTTAATCCATTTCCAAAGATTTTGATGTCAGATAAGACTCAAAAAAATGCTAGAGATTTGAAAGTTGGTGATTTAATTAAAACTCAACATGAACATACTTTAGAATGGGGAGAGTATCCAATTACACATAATTCAACCTTACAGTCGGAAAGATTAAAACTTACTTTTGATAATGCTAAGGTTATTTTTTCTCCAACTCATAAAATGTATGTTGAAAATAAAGGTTGGACTAGAGTTTGTGATATGGCAATTGGTGATGTTGTAAGTAATCAAAAATTAATAAGTGTGGAGAGTGTTGAATATGGTGATGTTGTTTCAATTGAAGTTGATGATGCACATACTTTTATTAGTGACGGATTATTATCGCACAACAGAAGAAATCCTCCTCCACCACCGCCACCACCGCCAAAATCACCGCCACCACCTCCATTTGTTCTCCCACGAACACAGCAAGACCCCTTGTTAGCATTTGTGTCACCACCACCGCCACCGCCACCACCAAAAGCACCACCACCAAAAGCGCCAAAGCCACCCGCACCAGTTGCGCCACCAGTTGCGCCACCAGTTGCGCCACCAGTTGCGCCACCATCACTGGCACCATCTTGTCCTGCACCATGGGCAAAGATATTAATGTCTGACGGGACTCTTAAGAATGCGGGTGATCTAAAAGTTGGTGATTTAATAAAAACTCAAGATGAACACACTTTAGAATGGGGTGAATACTCTGTATTAAAAGTTTCTATCGTTCAAGAAGATAGATTTAAAATGAAATTTGACCACAAAGATTTGGTCTGCTCAACATCTCATAAAATGTATGTTGAAAATAAAGGTTGGACTAGAGTTTGTGATATGGTAATTGGGGATATTATAAGTGGACATACCTTACTTGAAATTGATGATTATGAATATGGAGATGTCGTTGCAATTCAAATTAAGGGTGCTCACACTTATATCTGTGAAGGATTATTATCTCACAATTTAAAGATAGTTACTCCACCAGTAACGAATCCACCTGTAACGAATCCATCACCACCAATTACATCCTGTCCTGCTCCATGGACAAAGATCTTAATGGCAGATGGAACTCAAAAGAATGCAGGTGATCTAAAAGTTGGTGATTTAATTACAACTCGACATGAACATACTTTAGAATGGGGTGAATACTTAATTGATTATGTTAAGCAAGTTGATTCTGAAAGATTGAAAATTATCTTTGATCATGTTGAATTTACCTGCTCACCTACTCATACATTTTATAGTGAAGAAAGTGGTTGGGTTTTAGCTTGTAGTTTAAAAGTTGGTGATATTATTTCTGGGCATACAATTATAAAAATTGAAAGTGCAGAACCTGGAAAGGTTGTTGCAATTCAAGTTGATGGTGGTCACACCTATATCTCAGAAAACTTATTATCTCACAATAAACTAGTCTCACCACCACCAACAGGCAAATAAAAATTCAATCGTTATAAACGGGAGCGGCATGTGGATCATAAGTCAAAAAAACGCTTAATGTCTGCCTAACGCCGCTCTCAACTTTTTTAACTCCATGTGTGAATTTTAAATCTGCTGGATGAACAACTAGCATTCTTGGTTCTGGTTTAACTTCTATATTCAAATTTGGATAATATAATTCTCCACCAACAAAAGAACTATTAAAATAAAGAACACTTCCGTGCGATCTCCAAGGAGATGAGTTTGGAGTAACTCCATCTTGCTCAATATTATCTGCATGTGGAGTAAGTTCTACTTTATTTTCCCACCTAACAAATTGTGGATATTCTATAAAAAGTTTTTGGTCAGATATAGAAGTTTTCTCTACAACACTTCTAATTGATACAATTAACTTAATTAATTTTTCTCTAACTTCTTCTTCCTTAATTGAAGAATAATATATGCATCTTTTGGACCAGTAATCTTCTGAACTTATATGTTGATCATATGAAGATTTATTTTCTTCTATCCAGTTTAAAAAATAATCATTTTCTTCTTCTGTAATAAAATTTCTAATTACCAATGGATAAGACATAAATGTGAATTTTAAAATTGTTCATATTCGTATTTATTTCTTTATTATAAATACTTAAAATAAGGTTGGCGTTCTCCACCTATGGCAATTAAAAAAGCGTTTGTTATAAAAGACGGATTAGAAGTTAATTCTGACGTTCTTATTGTAAGCGGTCAAACTAAAAATGTTGGCATAGGTTCTACTATTCCAAGAGTGGAATTAGATCTACGTGGTAGGTTTATTGCAACAGATTCTTATCTAACAGGAATCTCAACTGTTATAAACGAACTAAACGTCGGAACGAATGGAACGGTTCTTACAGCATTAGGTAGTGGTTCTGTTGGTGTAGGAACAGCACTGCCAAACTACTTATTAGATGTTCGTTCTTCAGTCTCTACAGGACAAACAGCACTTTATGTTCAAGGCGATACAAGTGTTACTGGAAAGTTGGATATTGGGGGTAGTATATCCTTTAGTGGGTTTACTGCACTTAATGCCAATATCACTGGTATTGCAACAATTGGGACGGTAAAAATATTTTCTGGTATTGTAACTGCCACAAGTACAAGTGGTGTTGTAACTTATTATGGTGATGGTTCTAAACTTACTAATATTTCTGCTTCTTCTGCTGTCTATGCCATAAATTCTGGTATAGCAACTTATGCAACCTCTAGTGGTATTTCTAGTACTGCTACTTATGCATTAACTGCAGGAATTTCTACTGCTGCAACTTATGCGACTAGTGCTGGTATAGCAACTTATGCAACCTCTAGTGGTATTGCAACTTATGCAACTAGTGCTGGAATTTCTTCTGCACTTACGGCAGCAGCATCAGTTAATACTACTGGTATCATAACCGCAGCATCATTTGTTGGAAATGGTTCTGGATTAACAAATGTTCCTATAAGTGGTATTGCTACTTATGCAACCTCTAGTGGTACAGCAACTTATGCTACTTCTAGTGGTATTGCTACATCAGTTATGGGTGGTATTGCATCTGTTGCACAATTAAATGTTTCTGGTGTTTCTACCTTCTCTGGAATAACAACTTATACAGCATCCTTATTTGGAACTACCGCAAGTTTTACTGGCGTTGTTACCGCATTATCATTCTCTGGCTCTGGCGCAAACTTAACTGGACTTGTTGCTGGTGTCGGAATTGCAACTGCTGGAGGAACAGTAGGAACTGGAGCAACATTCTTAGACTTTAGAGGTTCGGGAATTTCTACTGTAACAGTTAGTTCTGGAATCGCAACTATTAATATTAGTGGAGGTGGTGGAGGTGGAGTAACAATAAGCGATGATATCTCAACAAATGCAACTAGGTATCTTACATTTACTGACTCTACATCAGGATCTATTTCTGCAGCAAATGTTTCTTCAACAAATCTCCAATTTAATCCACTATCTGGAAACCTAGCAGCAACTCAATTTACATCACTATCAGACGCAACTCAAAAAACTAACGTAAGACCTATAGAAAATCCGATTGAAATTACGAAACAACTTGATGGAGTTAGGTTTGATTGGATAAATAACAATAAACCTTCACTTGGTTTGATTGCTCAGGAAGTAGAAAAAGTACTTCCTGAACTCGTTGAGACCAATAGCGATGGCATTAAGTCAGTAAGTTATTCCAATATGGTTGGACTTTTAATTGAAGCAATCAAAGAACAACAAGTTCGTATTGAAGAACTGGAGAGAAAATTAGATGCCTAATCAGTTTAATTCTCCAGAAGGAGATTTAGAAAATTACTTTGTGAGTGAGTATTGGTTAATTGACCAATGGGTTGGTGATACTTTATGGACTTGGGGAGAAGGATTTAATGGACGGTTAGGAAATAATGCAACATCCAATAGATCCACTCCAGTCACTACATTTGAGGGAGGAACCAACTGGAAACAGGTTTCTTATGGATATGGACATGCAGCAGCAGTGAAAACTGATGGAACTTTGTGGGTATGGGGAGGACGTTTTGGTGGAGCACTGGGAACAAACGATTTAGCTTCCAATAGATTAGTTCCCGTTCAAACATTCGCAGGAGGAACCAACTGGAAACAAGTTTCTTGTGGTTATAAAAGAACAGCAGCAATTAAGACAGATGGAACTTTGTGGGTGTGGGGAGACAATACTGCAGGAGTATTAGGAACCAATGATACAACACAAAGAAACACACCAGTAACCACATTCGCAGGAGGAACCAACTGGAAACAGGTTTCTTTAGGATATGGTAGTAGTATGGCAGCAATCAAAACTGACGGAACTTTGTGGGTTTGGGGTGGTAATGATGCAACTTTGGGAACTAATGATGCAATATTCAGATACACTCCAGTCACAACATTCGCAGGAGGAACCAACTGGAAACAAGTTTCTTCCGGCGCTTCATTTCTTGGTTGCAGTGCAGCAATTAAAACTGATGGAACTTTATGGGTTTGGGGAGATAATTCTTATGGAGGACTAGGAACCAATGACACAAATAAAAGATCAACTCCAGTCACAACATTCGCAGGAGGAACCAACTGGAAACAAGTTGATGTTAGTCCGGGCAATATGGCAGCAATCAAAACCGATGGAACTTTATGGACTTGGGGCCGTAATCTTTATGGGCAACTAGGAATCAATAACACAACTGCAAGATGCACTCCAGTCACTACATTCGCAGGAGGAACTAACTGGAAACAAGTTGCTGTTGGAATTGGTGGATCATCAACGACATTTAGTATGATATCAATTAAAACTGATGGAACTCTATGGACATGGGGCGCAGATTTAGGCACGGGGATGTTGGGAACTAATGATGCAACACAAAGAAACACACCAGTAACCACATTCGCAGGAGGAACCAACTGGAAACAGGCTACATCTGGCAGGACCTCTAAAGGCGCAATCACATCAGGCACTGATCCTACCTACTTCATCGCATAAATAATTAAAAAAGTCATATGTACGCACTCGTTAATGGTCAGGAATTACTTTTAGGACCAATCGCATTCAACTATAGAATGATTAATGATGAACTAGAAGAACTTGAAGTAGATTATAGAGTGACTTCACAAGATTATCAAAATGTTCCTATTGTGATCACAGAGGATATTAAGATTCTTCCTGCAAGAAATGAGATCCCAGAGTATAATCCAAGATTTCAAACAGCATCTCAAACAAGTCATACAATTGCAGATGATGAAGTAGTCTTTGTTTATACTGTTGAAGATAAAACACTTGGGCAAATTAAAGAAGAATATAAATTAGGTGTAAAACCAGAAAGACAAAGAAGAGAAAATACATCAATTGAAGTTACTATTAATAATTCTGGAATTACAGTATCAACAGATAGAGAAAATCGTCTAGCACTTATTGCAAAATATATTGCTGGACCTGGACCTCATAACTTTAAGTTTGATAATGGAACTTGGTTGCAAATTACAACAGAAGATTTACAAACCATTATTCAAGCAGTGGATACAAAAGTCCAAGAAGCATATGATTGGGAACTTGCAAAACTTCAAGAGATTGATGCTTGTGAAACTAAAGAAGAAGTTTATGAAGTAGAGATTGTTCCTCCTGTAGAAAAACCTGGAGTAGTTCAAAATGCCCAATCCTAATACCAATTTTAAAGATTCTTTTGGTACTGATTTAGGTAATAAACTCATTACCAAAGAATACTTGATGACTGTGTATCCACAGATTGCAAATCAGTTGATTACTCCAGAATTATGGAGTTGGGGTCGTAACAGTGCTGGACAACTCGGAGACAATACAACAACCAATAGAGTGACTCCAGTTACAACTATTGGGGGAGGAGCAAATTGGAGACAAGTTTCTTGTTCAGGTGTCGGTAATGCCATCACTGGAGCAATCAAACTTGATGGAACACTATGGACTTGGGGTTGGGGACAAGACGGGATTCTGGGGAATAATAACGGTGGGTCTTTTTCATGGCCCTCACCATCCACAACATTTGCTGGAGGAACCAATTGGAAACAAGTTTCTGTTTCTCGTAGTCATTCTGCAGCAATCAAAACTGATGGAACCTTATGGACTTGGGGACTTAATAGTAATGGTCGGCTAGGAGACAATACATCATCCACTAGACTCACTCCAGTCACCACATTTGCAGGAGGAACCAACTGGAAACAAGTTTCTTGTGGATGTAATCCATATGATGTATTCATGGGATGCACTGCAGCAATCAAGACTGATGGAACTTTATGGACTTGGGGTCGCAATGCTTATGGGCAACTCGGAGACAATACAACAACCAATAGAGTGACTCCAGTCACCACATTTGCAGGAGGAAACAACTGGAAACAAGTTTCTTGTGGAGGACAATTTGTTTCAGCAATCAAAACCGATGGAACTTTGTGGGGTTGGGGGTATAATAATTTAGGGCAACTGGGAACCAATAATACAACTAATAGACCTACACCAGGCACAACATTTGCAGGAGGAACCAACTGGAAACAAGTTTCTTGCGAAGGTGGATTTTCTTCATCTGCAATCAAAACTGATGGAACTTTATGGGTTTGGGGAGTTAATTCCGGAACTTTGGGGACTGGCAGTGATGTAAGTATTAAACTTACTCCAGTAACTACATTTGCTGGAGGAACGAACTGGAAACAAGTTTCTATGGGAGAAGGGACTACGGCAGCAATCAAAACTGATGGAACTTTGTGGGGTTGGGGTCGCAATGCTTATGGTCAGTTAGGAACTAGTAGCGCAATAACCCCAATATGTTCACCAGTCATAATATTCGGAGGAACTAATTGGAAACAAATTTCTTCTAATGCAGTGAACATGTCGGCAATAAGAACTTCAGATGATTTACAAGGTATCTAAATACCTTCAAATACATTATTTTATATGAACCCCATTGAGTTAGTTGCAAAAACATTATATTCCTTTCAAGAACATCAACTTACATTTGAACTTCTAGATGCTTTTGGTAAAAGAGCACAAGTATTCTCACAATATGATGAGATTGCAAAGTGCTTCTTTGAACTCAAGAACTTCTCCAAAGCAATTGAGTATGGAGAAAAAGGTCTTAAATTAGCAAAGTCAAAAGAAGAACTTTATATCACTACAAAGAATTTGATTAATGCTTATAATCAAAACAACTATCCAGAAAAAGCAATAACACAAATTTCAAAAATCAAATCACAAAATCCTCAAGATACTGAACTTCTTCTTGAGGAAACTTTTGCTTATTCTGCAATTAATCAAAAAGAAAAATCAGAAAAACTTTTATTCAATCTTCTTCAAAAGAAACTACCAGAAGAAATTGAAAGAAAAGCATATCACAACTTATCTGGACATTATTTCCGCAAGAATGATATTCGTACAGGACTTCAACATTTTCTCAAAGCAGGAGAAGTAGAAGCATATAAGAATAGAAAACTTCCTGAATATGAGAAATGGGATGGAACCATCACACCTGGAAGAACTATTATTGTAGATAATGAATGTGGTGCTGGTGATGAAGTGATTCATATCAGGTTTATGAAGCATCTCAAAGAACTTGGAATGAAACCTATCTGGAGTTCAACCAGAAGAGAACTTGTAGAACTCTTTCAACATAATGGATATGATGCTGTTTGTGTTTATGACAATCCAGAGTTTCCTAAAGATTCCTGTTGGGTTTATGGACTTGCACTTCCTTATTATCTCAATCTAACAATAGAAGATTTGGGACAAGAACCTTATCTTCAAACCATTCCAAAGTATGATGAGAAATGGAAATGGATTCAGGAAGATACTGGATATAAGATTGGTATGTTCTGGGCATCTAGTTCTGGATTTGAACAGAACTCATTTAGAAGTGTAGAACTCAAGGATTATATGAGTGTTCTTGGGAATAAAGGATACTCGTTATACTCACTACAAACTCATAGTGATAATAAGGATGCTGATGAGTATCCAGAAATCAAACAATCACTTTCAGTTCAAGGTAGAGAATTTGCTGATACATTCTCCATCATTAAGAACCTGGATATGGTTGTGACTTCTTGTAGTTTTGTATCTCACGTTGCAGCATCACTAGGAAAAGAAGTTTGTGTCTTTGTTCCGATTATGGAATATTATGTTTGGACAAGTTCAACAGGAAAATCTATGTGGTATGGGGATAATGTTCATCTATTCAGACAAAAGAAACCAAGAACTTGGGATGCCCCTATTAAAGAGTTTGGAGAGTTTATGAATGATAGAGGAGTATGATTTATCTTTTCTGAATCTCAATACTATTAAGAGTAAACTTTTACAGATAGAAACCAATTCTCACGGTCTTGTAAGCAAAGGTGCTTCTACTTACAATCACGGAATGCCTGTTCTAATGTATCCAGAATTAACTGGATTGAAGAATATTATCAAACAATATGTGAGATTGTATTGCAATAAGTATGAGATTCCTCCACTCAAGTTTATCAACAGTTGGTTCAATATTTCACAACCAGGAAATAAACTTAAAGCACATAAGCACGAAGAAAGTATTGTAAGTGGAGCATTTTATATTTCTGGAAAAACTCCTTTAATATTTCCAGATACATCAATCAATCCTTATCCTGGATTATTAGTCATCTTCTCAAGTGATTTGGTTCATTATACAGAAGAAGAAACAGAAGAACGAATTATTATTAGTTTTAATACAGATTACCTATGAAATTTCATACATTTTATACAGATAACCTTCCTAAGCAACTGATAGAAGACCATAAAAAAGTTTGTAATCACATAGGTATTGAAGTTCAATATCATAGTGAAGAATTTACTGATTATGATAATGTTTATACTGCTCACGGAAAGTTTATGACTTCTGTGATGGAAAAGGAAGAGGTTGCTTGTTTTTTAGATATTGATTGTCTTCCTCACAACAAAGAACTTCTGGAGAAAGCATATTCCTGGGCAGTAGATAATCAATCATTTGTGGGTAATGCTCAAAATATTTCTCATACACAAATGAGAAATCACATCTATGCGGCTGCTTCTTGTTTGATTGTAACAAAAGATGCTTGGAATACATTAGGTAATCCAGACTTTTCTTGGTTTATGCAAAATGGAGTACAGATAGATACTGCACAACTTTTAACTTTAAGAGCAGACCAAATTGGAATGTCTTATCAGTTAATGTATACAGTTGGTTATGATGGTCCTGAAGAATATAAACTTTCTGGTTATGGAATGTATGGAACAGGAACTTTATATCCAGCAACCTGGCATTATTTTAGAATTAGTAGATTTAAAGATTCAATTCCAGACCTTTGGACAACTCGTGTAAATAATATATTAGAAGACCAAAAAATCATTCCACATCATTCATCGTGTTTTTATGAACTATAAGTTTTTGTTTTTAGTTGGGTCTGCAATCAATCATTTCAACGAAGAACATATAAGTGCTTTCAAAGCAGAAGAAAGATTTCAGCAGACATTAGACACCATTCAATCTATTAGAGATAAAGCTCCTGATGCTTATGTTTTAATCTATGAAGCATCAGAAACTTCTATTAAAGAAGAATACAAAGACATCTTAAGAGAAAAGTCTGATTTATTTCTTGAGTGTGGAAATGACCCATATATGAAATCTCTTTATGAAAATGTTCATAGAGACCCAGATAAATTTACATTTGTAAAGTCTATGCTTGAGTGTAGATGTTTAGAACTTGTTCTTCAACATATGGTAGAACATAATGTCTTTAGTGATGTAACTAGAGTATTCAAGCTAAGTGGTAGATATAAACTGAACGAATACTTTGATATTAATGACTATAAGACTAGGTTTTTAACAAATAAGTATGTGATGAAGTATTATGATTATGAGGAAAGATTTGAAGATATTGAAAACATTTACTCACTTCTTTATGGGTGCAAAGGTAGTATTGTGACTGGGTTGTGGTCATTTGATAGATTCTTGTTTAATGATATTTTTAGTGTTCTTCAAAGAAGTTTTCAGTATATGGAAAGGGCAATTCAACTGACTGCTGGAATTGATATTGAACACTCTTTCTATCATTTTATTGATAGGGATAAAATTCTAAATGTTCCTGTTCTTGGTCTAGATTTAATCAAAGGTATGGATGGAGATAGATATTCATTATGAAAATTGCAATCTTCTATCATACCTTTCAATCTGGTATGAGTGCTTTTGTCTATCAATCACAAATTCATAGGTTGTATTGTTCTGGACTGATTGATGCTGCTGATTATATTCATATTGGCGTGAATGGTGACCAGGAAATGTTTAATGTTCCAGAAAAAGCAAAAGTTGTTTATAACAGTAACTGGAAAGAAGAAACAGAAACTCTAATTGCACTCAAGAACTTTGCATATGAAAATCCAGATTATAAGATTTTATATTTTCATATGAAGGGAACAAGTAAAGAAACTCTTGTTGCCAATTCTTGGAGATTGATGATGGAATATTTTGTAATTGATAAATGGAAAGAATGTGTAGAGTATCTAAATGATTATGATTGTGTTGGACAGACATTTAAACCACTAGGGCCAACTATATGGGGCGATGGGTCTATTACTTCTAATGAGGGTATAAGTTGTTATTGCGGAAACTTCTGGTGGGCAAATGCATCTTATATTCAAACACTAGACCATAATTATTTGAATACTGATTATCGTTTTGATAGAGAGTTCTGGATAGGAACTAATAAGAATGCAAAAGCAAAATCTTTTATGGAATATGGACAAGATGATTATATTGCAGACAATCATCCAATTCCATTAAAGAAAGGTATGAGTGATTATGAACCTTATACTTATTACTTTAAAGAGGTAGAATACTTATGAGACCCTGTGGAGACTGTACTGCTTGCTGCACTTGGTTAAAAGGAAGTGCTTATGGTTATGAGTTTGGTGGTGGAAAGTCCTGCAAATTCTTATGTGAAAGTGGATGTAGTGTTCATAAGGCAAGACCGAAGGTATGTGAGGGGTATTTTTGTGCTTGGTCTCAAGAATTAATATCAGAAGAACTGAGACCTGATAAATGCGGAGTTCTTGCTTCTGTTGAAAATAATGAGAATGGTCAGTATTTGAGATTGACTTTAATGGGAAAAGAGATAAATACAGATATATTAGAATATTTTAAGGAGTGGAGTATTAAGATGAACACTCCAGTTTTGTATTTAAACAATCATATCTGGGAAGTTCTCTAAAATGCCTACTTTTTACAACTATACGGAAGGTGGTCAAGTATATTCTTTTGATGATGTCTTTGTACCTGCTGAGGCTTTTAGGCAAGGGACTTTATTTACTTGGGGTTCTAATGATGACCCCTTCGAGGGTAATGGATTTTTAGGAACCAATGATTCAACCAATAGACGCACTCCAGTCACCACATTTGCTGGTGGAACAAACTGGAAACAAGTTGCTACTGGAAGTTTTCACACAGCAGCAATCAAGACTGATGGAACCTTATGGACTTGGGGAGTTAATTATAGTGGACAACTAGGAGTAGATGGTTCATCCAGTCAAATTCCAATCACCACATTCAACGGAGGAACCAACTGGAAACAAGTTTCTTGTGGAGTTAAACATACAGCAGCAATCAAGACTGATGGAACCTTATGGACTTGGGGACGCAATGCTTATGGAGAACTAGGAATCAATACACCAACCCAAATAAACACTCCAGTCACAACATTTACAGGAGGAACCAACTGGAAACAAGTTGCTTGTGGATATGATCATACAATAGCAGTCAAAACTGATGGAACCCTATGGACTTGGGGTAATAATAGTAGTGGACAACTAGGAAACAATACAACAACCACTAGATCCACTCCAGTTACTACATTTGCAGGAGGAACCAACTGGAAACAAGTTGCTGCTAAAGCGTCTTATACGTTTTATAATGCGGCAATCAAGAATGATGGAACTTTATGGACTTGGGGAGATAATTCTAATGGACAACTAGGAGATAATACAACAACCCAAAGACTCACTCCAGTCACCACATTTGCAGGAGGAACCAACTGGAAACAAGTTGCTTGTGGTAGTGGTCATAGTGCGGCAATCAAAACTGATGGAACTTTATGGACTTGGGGTGCGAATAATGGTGCTGGACAACTAGGAATTAATAATACAAGCACTAGACTCACGCCAGTCACCACATTCGCAGGAGGAACCAACTGGAAACAAGTTGCTTGTGTATCTCATACAGCAGCAACCACATACATAGATAGTTACCAATAAAATATTATTCTTTATTATGAAAACATTATTTTTTCTTTCTGGTCTTCCAAGATCAGGTTCTACTTTACTTGGATCAATTCTTTCACAACATCCAGAACTACAAGCAACTCCAACATCACCACTTGCAGATTTGCTTTGTTGGATTGATGAAGGTTTCTCTAAACTAGATCTTCAACACACTTATGATAAGCAACAGATACAATATAATACTTACAATTCAATTCTAGAAAACTTTTATAATCACATAGAGAAACCTTGCATACTTGACAAACATCGTGGTTGGTGCAAGAATGTACCTTCTATTGAAAAGTTTCTACATCAAACTCCAAAAATCATAGCAACCAACCGTAGAATAAGTGAAGTTCTTGCTTCTTATATTCTACTCATTCAAAGAAATAATGAAGAAGATAATTTTGTAGATGCTCATTTAAGAAGAGAAGGAAAACCAATTACAACAGATAATCGTATTGAATGTCTTTGGAAGAATTATGTCTGCGATCCTTATGAAAGTTTGGTTTATGGATTGACACATAACAGATCAAATATTCATCTAGTAGATTATAATGATCTTACACAAAAACCAGAAAGAGAACTGAATAAAATCTATGAGTTTCTAGAAATAGAATCTCATTCACACGATCTTTCCAGCATCTTTAATACTTGTGCCGAAGAAAAAGACCACGAATGGGGTATTGATAATCTTCATCAAATTCGTTCAAAACTTCAAAGAACTTCACCACCTCCTGAAGAAGTGATTGGTGAAGAAAACACTAAACTTTATGATAAATTCAATATATGATTGAAGTATTTTTAAGACATTGTTATACATCCAAGGTTAATCTTTCTGGAGCAAATCGTCCAGATTGGTGGAATAAAGAGAAAGTATTCCAGAATTTCAAGAATACCCTCAATCCAAAAACCACCAACTATACAATCATTTTTGATGAGTGTTATGGCAAACAGGAAGATACTTTCCTCAAAGATGAAAGTTCAATCATAATTAACTGTGGTAAAGAAAGTTCTAGTTTTTGTAAGACACTAGACCATATTCTTTCTCAAGACTTTGATGATGATACAATCATCTATTTTCTTGAAGATGATTATGTACACCGTCCAGAATGGGATAGGGCTCTCATAGATGCATTTACTCTTCCAGTTCAGTACGCAACCTTGTACGACCACGGAGATAAGTATCAGGAGATGTATAAGGACTTTATGACTAAAGTTCTGGCAACAAAATATTCACACTGGATGCCAACTCCTTCAACAACAAATACTTTTGCAGTAAAATTCAAAACACTTAAAGAAGATAAAGAAATTCATAGGCACTTCTCAACAGGATTTGAACCTTCTGCAGACCACGGTAAATTTTTAGAACTACATAAGAAAGGAAGGAATTTAATCTCAAGCATTCCTGGTTATTCTACACATTGCCATTCACAATTTTTATCACCTTGTATTGATTGGAGCACATACTTATGAAAGTTACACTATACGCAATCGCAAAGAACGAAGAAAAGAATATTGAAAAGTTTCTCAAGAATGCAGAGAAGTTTGATGATGTAGTTGTAGTTGATACTGGAAGCACAGATGATACAGTTCAACTACTGAAGGATGCTGGTATTAAAGTCTATGAGCATCCACAAACTCGTGAGGAGTTTGATTTTTCGGTTGCAAGAAATCAGGCACTTTCTTATGTAGAAACTGATTGGGCATTCGCACTTGATTTTAATGAGGATGTTGCTGAGTTTCATCCAGAAGGATTTGGTGTGATTGCTGGCGAATTTACCACATTCAGACATTTGAGATATGATGATAATGGTGGTGATGAACCTGTTCAATCTAATGAGGTTCATACTCGTCTTCATAGAACCAAGAATTATACTTGGGTGAATGCTGTTCACGAAGTTCCAAACTTTATTCCAACAGAAGAATATTTGAGTGAAGTTGGTGTAGATACAACTATTAAGATTACAAAGAAGGTTAATAAGACTGTAGATAAAGAATTATTCTACTTTAATATTTGCGAAAGGGAGTATAAAAAAGACCCAACTAATTGGTATTGGATTTGGTTTATTTTCAATCATTATTATAATGTCCAAAATGCACAAAAAGCACTTGAATATGGTCAAGAGTTTCTAAACGTATCTAAACCTTACTTTGATAGTTTTAGAATTCTTGCTTTTATTCGTTGTAGTCAAATTCTACTGAATACGGGTGATATGCAACGAGGAATGAATTATGCATTCCACGCAGTTAGTGAAGGAATGAATATGGGAGGTTCTCATCTGTCCCAAGCATTCCAATACTTGTTTGAACTTTCTAAGAGATTGAATAATCCCAATCTTACAATCTTTGCAACTGGTTTTAATCCAGATATGCTTTCATCACCAGAAAGAATTGATGCGATTGATAAACTATTCTTAACCAATCTTGAAGATATTCCTTCTTGTTGGAGAGGTCACCGTAGATTTGCTGAATGGTTGGTATCGCAAGTCAATCCAGAAGTAACTGTGGATCTTGGAGTTGATTGGGGATTCTCAACTTTCTGTTTTGCGATGCCTCGTATTGGACAAGTTTATGGTGTTGATACTTTTGAAGGAGACCAATTTACTGGCGGAAATCACGGATCTTATGAGTATGTTCTTAACAAGCAAGAGAAACTGTTTATGAATGACAATGTGACTTTCATCAAAGGACTTTTTGATGATGTTGCAAAGACTTGGGATAAGCAAATTGACATTCTTCATATTGATGGTGATCATGCATATGAAAGTGTGAAGCACGATTATGAAACTTGGTGCCCATTTGTAAAAGAAAATGGTGTGATACTATTCCACGATACTTGTATTGAAGAACTGAATGGAAATCAATATGGCGTGAAGAAATTCTTTGATGAACTTGATCTTCCAAAAGTAACATTTACTCATACTTTTGGTCTTGGAGTTGCTTCAAAAAATAAGGATCTGATTGAGTTTATCAAGAATAACTTTGATTTGAATAATCCACTATGAAGTTAGTAGTTCCTATATCAGTTGGAGAACTTTTAGATAAGATTACTATCTTAGAAATCAAATCTATGTTCACCAATGATGAATATGTATCTAAAGAACTGAATGATTTGAATGTTATCCGTAGTACTATAACTTCTTATACTACGGATAATATGAATCAGTTAAGAGAGGTAAATAAAAAACTTTGGAAAATAGAAGATAGACTCAGAGAAAAAGAAAAATTACAACAGTTTGATGATGAATTTATTGAACTTGCTCGTAGTGTTTATATCACTAATGATGAACGAGCAAGAATTAAAAAAGAAGTTAATGAGTTGTGTAATTCTGATTACAGAGAAGTAAAGGTATACTAAATATTTAAAAATATATTCAATCTAATGGCAGCAGTAAGTGCAGTTAATCTCACAATACATAAAGGTACTTATTTTGAGGAAACTTTTCAGTTAGCTGCTGAAGATAATAGTGGATTGAATTTAACTAACAATATTGCGACTGCTAAATTAAGAAAGCATCCGTCGTCACCTACTTCACATACATTCAGTACAACTCTTACTGTTGCAGATAGCACAGTAAAAATTTCGATGGGATCTACAATTACTGCAGCACTTCCAAGTGGTAGATGTTATTATGATGTAATTTTGACTACTAGTGGTGGAATGATTTCAAAAGTAGTTGAAGGAAATGTAATCGTAGAGGAGACTGCTTCCGTATGACTTACCAAGTAAGAGTTGCAGGTAGAGGAACTAACATCAAAACAACAGTAGCTTCGGGGGTAATTATGGCAAGAAACCTAAGCGAACTTTTGGATGTTGATATCGTTGGAAAAAGTGACAAGTATGTATTAATGTATGATAATGCAACTAAAAAATGGACTGCGGTAAATCCAGATGAAGTTTTATCTGCAGCATCAACAACTGAGACGACTCAACCGGGTCTTCCTACTAATTTTGTTGACGAACTTGATGTAGACCTAGATGATAAAATTGATCTTGATGCAGGAAGTTTTTGAATCAATAAATAATAAAAAAAGAGTATAAAGAAGATGGCAGCTCCTGTTTTACAGTTTAAGAGAGGTCTTCTTGCTAATCTTCCCGGTTTAAGGGTAGGTGAACCTGGTTTTACAACTGATTCATACGACCTTTATGTGGGTATTGATAGTTCTACAAATAACAATAAGTTCTTTGGTTCTCATAGATATTGGACCAAAGGAACTGCTTCTACAGGTAGCGGCGTAAATCTTGTAGAAGGAACTTCAAATGGCACTTCATATATCACACTAAAGTCACCAGATTCTCTTGCTGGAATTGTAACTTATACACTTCCAGCAACTCCGGTAAATGGTGATGTTCTCACAACAGATGCTAATGGTGTTCTTTCTTGGACATCAGCTCTAGATGAATTAGCAATTACTAATCTTGTAAGTGGGATTGGAACTTTTTCAAACAATGTTGCTTTTACTACTACTACTGACAATACTCTTGGTGATGTTAATACTGGTGCGGTTCAAATTGTTGGTGGAGTAGGAATTGCCAAAAATGTAACTATTGGTGCAGGTCTTTCTGTTACTGGACAATCACATTTTATTGGTACTGCAACATTTTATGGTGGGCAGATTAACCTTGGTGATAGTGACACTGACGATATTGTAGTTGCTGGAGAATTTAAGTCTAACTTAATTCCAAGTGATGATGCAACTTATAATCTTGGAAATATATCAAAGAGATGGAATAATGCATCCTTTGCCGGAGTAGGTACATTTGCTACGGGAGCAGTTGTTGATGCTGTTCAGATTGGTATTAGTAATGGCAATACAATTGATACTACAATAGGAAAATTAACTCTTAATTCTATAATTGGACTTGTAGAAGTCGCACAACATCTTGATGTTCTTGGTGATTTAGATGTAACTGGTAATGTTTATATTGGCGGAACAACAGTTACTCTTCGTGGTACTGATGTCTTTATTGAGAACAAAGATATTGTTCTCGGATACACTACATCAGTAACACCAAACGATGCAACTGCAAATCACGCTGGTGTTGCAATTGCATCTACTGAAGGAACTCCATTAACATCTTTCACTGCATCGGGAATTAATACACTTCCAGATACTTATAAGCAAATGATGTGGTTCAAGAGTGGAACTCTTGGATTCAGCACTGATGCATTTGGTTTTAACTATGGCGTTGCGATTGGAACCACAACAATGGCGAATGGAGTTCGCCTGGCCGTTGGTTCTGGTGTTACTGTTAGTGATACTTCAGTATCTGCTACAACCTTCTACGGTTCTGTAGTTGGTAATGTTTCTTCTGCAGACCAAGTTAAGACGGTAGATGCGGGTAGTGCAAATGCAGATTATTATCTAACCTTTGTAAATTCAAATAATGGTTCTTCAACCAATGAGATTGTTTATACTGATGATGGCGTTTACTACAATCCAGGTACAAATACTTTTACGACACAATATGGACGTTTTACTGGTAATTTGATAGTTGATGGTGATATTAAAGTTGGTGGTAATGATATTCAAGCAAGTGATGGTAACACCAATATTACACTCACTTCCAATACTCTAACTGCCTTTGCTGGTGATATTAAAGTTGGTGGTAATGATATCCAGGCAAGTGATGGCACAACTGCCATTACTTTAAGTAGTGCAGACGTAACTATTGTTGGTGACTTGCAAATTACGGGTAATGATATTAAATCAAGTACTGGTGATATTGCAATTACCTTGATGTCAAATGATGTTACAATTGCTGATGACTTAACAGTTAATGGTAATCTTTATGTTCAGGGAAATACTACTCAAGTTAATACATCAACATTAACTGTAGAAGATCGTACTATTGAACTTGGTCGTGTTGGTGGACTTACTCCACCATCATCCACTACTTGGGACCTTGGCGTTCTCTTCAATTATAATGCATCAGGTGCTAAGAAGTCTGCTGTTATCTGGGAGCATTCTGCAACAAGATTCCAGTTTGCAAGTGTTCTTGGTTCTGATACTGATGGTACTGATGTAAACACTCCTCAACTTTCAGTAACTACCTTTGCTCCGATTGAAATTGGTTCTCTGTGGGTAACTGACTGTGCAGGAACATCTCAAGTTATTTCTTGCACTGGAACAACAAGAAATCTTGAGAACATTACGATTGATGCTGGAACTTTTTGAAGTTTAACTGAAAACTAATAAATAGACCCAGAGATGGGTCTATTTTTTTATGAGTGAAGAAGATTTGAAGTTGGTTCTTTCAAAGTATCAACAAAAAACTTTTGAGTTATTCAATCAAAATATCGTATTAGAAACTCAAGTAGAAAAACTCAATATTACAGTAAGTGATTTGAGTGCAGAAATTGAGAAACTGAAGAAACCAAAAAGAGGAACAAAAACAGAAGAAGATTTTTGATAAATAATAGAAACTCTTATATAAGAGTTCTACGGTATATACCATCAATGAGAGGATTGAATGGCGGATCCAAATATTAAGATAAAAAGGTCAGCAGTTCCCGGTAAATCGCCGCAGGTAAGTGATTTGCCTTTGGGAGAACTTGGGCTTAATACATATGATGCAGAGTTATATGCCCGTAGAGAAAGAGCAGGTATCGGCACCGATATTGTAAGACTTGGTGCTGGAGCAACAGTTACTAATATACTTTATGTTACGCAAGATGGAAGCGACACCAATACAGGAAAAAAACTTGGAGACGCAAAAAGAACAATCGGAGCAGCACTTACAATAGCAACAACAGGAACAGTTATTAAAATTAGTGCTGGATCTTATCTAGAAAATAATCCTCTCACTATTCCAGAGCAAGTATCAATTGTTGGAGATAGTTTAAGAGAAGTATCAGTATCTCCACAGAATGCAAATCAAGACTTGTTCTATGTTTCTAATGGAAATTATATTGCAGAGATGTCTTATACAGGCACTCTGAATTCTGGTAAAGCAATCTTTGCATTCAATCCAACTCAAGTAGGATATTTCAATCAGTCACCTTATATACAGAACTGCACTAACTTTATTCCAAACAGTATTGGACTAAAGATTGATGGATCAAAGGCAATAGGACCATTAAAGTCAATGGTCCTAGATTCTTATACACAATACAATCAAGGTGGTATTGGTTGCTCAATTACCAATGAAGGTTATGCCCAGTTAGTATCACTATTTACAATTTGCAATGAGACTGCAGTTTATTGTGGTTCTGGTGCTGCTTGTGATTTAACAAACTCCAACTCTTCATTTGGAAATTATGCACTAGTTGCTGATGGAAGAGGTCCACTTAAATATACAGGTATTGTTACCAGTGCATCTGCAGAGAATTCAGATACTTTTGTTCTAGATTTAAATGTCCCAACTTTAAATGTAACAAATGCTTCTTATAATAATGTAACTGGATTAACCACCATTACGGTAGGTTCAAATCATAACTTCAATGTTGGAATGGGAGTTTCGATTGTTGGACTTGCATTTACTTGTTCTTCTGGTCCAGGAATTGTAACTTATCCATCAGGAAATAAAGGATATATTTTTGAGGTTGCAGGAGTTCCTTCACCAACTTCTTTTGAAGTTTATGTCGGAGTTTCTACTTTATCACATACTTATCAGTCAGGCGGAATAGTAAAAATAAATGTAGTAAGACCTTTTGACGGTCAAGTGATTTACTTTGATACTCTTTATTATACTGTTGGTGGAGTAACTGTAAGTTCTGGTGGAACAGGTTACTCCCAGAATGTTGATATTACTTTTGACAATCCTTCTACGCCTTGGGGAATTCCTGCAACTGCCGTAGGAGAAGTTAAAAATGGTTCTGTAACTTCTGTTGAAATGGTCTCAAATGGTCGTGGTTATACAACGGCACCAGTACTAACCTTCAATTCTCCCGATGTTGGAATAAATTCGGCAACAGGAACAGCAAATCTTGTTCCGTCTTATTACGTAATACAATCATCAACACCAATTTCTGCTGGAATCTGTACTATAACTATTACTGATAATGTTCCTTATGCAATTGGCGTTGGAACAACAGTTCCTTTCTTTAAGCAAAGTAGAGTATTAGCATCGGGACATTCTCTTGAATATATTGGTTCGGGAACAAACATTGCATCTGCACTTCCACAAAATGGTGGTGTACCAATTCAAGGAAATGAAACTGATTCTCTCAATGGTGGTCTTGTAGTATTTACTTCAACTGACCAATCTGGTAATTTTAGAATTGGTGATGGTGTTGTAATTAATCAGCAAACAGGAACCATTAGTGGAACATTCTATTCTAAGAGTTTGTTTTCAACAATGACACCATTCATACTCGCACTAGGAGGAGATTAATCAAATGGCACTAGCACTTAACGTATTCAAGACAGTTACTACAGTTGTAAATACAAATCCAACAGAGGTTTATTCGGCACCTGTCGGATATACGGGTGTCGTCCTTTTAGCGCAAGTTGCAAATATTGGAGTAATTTCTGCAGATGTAACTTTAGTTCATCGTAGAAGTTCTACTGATACTGAAATGTTAAGGGAATATCCAATCTCAGCAAATGATACTGCAAATCTTCTAGCAGGAAAATTAGTATTAGAAAGTGGAGATAAATTAGTTCTATCAGGTAGTAATGAAATTACTTTGAAGTTTATTGCAAGTATTCTAGAAACACTTAACTAATATAAAGAAATGGCAAAGTTCATCAGTAATCGTCAAAAAAATCTTAAGATTGGTATTAGTTCATATACCGAAAGTCAGACAGTGCTTGAGGTTACTGGTAAGGTTGGTATTGGAAACACAAATGCAACACAAGAATTAGATGTTGATGGAAATGTTAGAATTCGTGGTGCAATCTACGATAATAATAATAGTCCCGGAAATAATACATATGTTCCTGTTGCAGATGGTAGTGGTGGTTGGAGTTGGCAACCAGTTACTCAAGCAGGTGCAGGAACTCTTGATGGCATTGTAGTAAGAGAAGAAGGAAATATTGTAGGAACTGCTGGTAGCGTAACAAATTTAGACTTTAGAGGAAATAACATAATTGCTATTTCCACTACTGGAGGTGCTATTGCAACGATAAGGGTTTCCGATACTCCAACATTCAATAGTTTGACGGTTTCTGGAATTTCTACATTTGTTGGATTAGTAGAACTTGATAGTTCTTTAAGAGACTTTTATGGAAATGTAGGTGCTGCAGGTAGTGTTTTAATTGCTATTGGAGCTGGTGTTTCTTGGGCGGCGCCGGCATCTGTAGGAACGCAAGGTATTCAAGGAACTCAAGGCACTCAAGGTATTCAAGGCACTCAAGGACTTCAGGGTACTCAGGGAACTCAAGGTATCCAAGGAACTCAAGGTATCCAAGGAACTCAAGGTATCCAAGGCATTCAAGGATCCACAGGCACTCAAGGTACTCAAGGAACCCAAGGCATCCAAGGAACTCAAGGTGTCCAAGGAACTACTGGAACTCAAGGAACTCAAGGAACTGATGGAACTCAAGGAACCCAAGGTACTCAAGGTGTCCAAGGTACTCAAGGTATCCAAGGAACTACTGGAACTCAAGGAACTGATGGAACTCAAGGAACCCAAGGAACCCAAGGCATCCAAGGAACTCAAGGTATCCAAGGAACTACTGGAACTCAAGGTGTTCAAGGAACTCAAGGTATTCAAGGTGTCCAAGGTACTCAAGGTATCCAAGGAACTACTGGAACTCAAGGAACCCAAGGTACTCAAGGTGTCCAAGGTACTCAAGGTGTCCAAGGTGTCCAAGGTACTCAAGGAATTACTGGAACTCAAGGTATTCAAGGTGTCACAGGTCCAGTAGCAGGTTCTACCAATCAAATTGTTTATAAAGATGGATCAAATAATCCTACCGGGTCTACCAATTTAACTTTTGATGGTTCTAATCTCTATGTTGGTGGAAACATCACAATTGGTGGTACATCATCATATATTGTATCTAATGAACTTAGAATCAAAGATAAGGATCTTGTAGTTGGTATTGTTACCGATGGTCTTGGTAATGATACCTCTACAGATACAACAGCAAATACTGGTGGTATTGCGATTGCTTCTACCGAAGGCAGTCCATTAGTTAGTTTAAGTTCTGCTGGAGAAGTAACACCAGATACCTATAAGCAGTTAATGTGGTTTAAGTCTGGTTCCTTTACTGGTCTCAATACTGATGCTTGGATATTTAATTATGGTGTTGGTATTGGTAAGACTCAAATTCCATTAGGAGTTAGACTTGCTGCTGGAGGAATGCAGGTTACTGATTCTACAGTAAGCACTCCACAATTGAGTGTTTCTGGGATTTCCACATTTGGTGGATTAGTAGAACTTGATTCTTCACTGAAAGATTTTTACAATAATGTAGGTACTGCAGGATCAGTTTTAATTTCTACTGGAGCTGGTGTTTCTTGGACAACTCCATTTGCTGCCGGAATTCAAGGTGTCCAAGGAACTCAAGGAATCCAAGGAACTCAAGGAATCCAAGGAACTCAAGGAATCCAAGGAACTACGGGAATCCAAGGTGTCCAAGGAACTACGGGAACACAAGGTGTCCAAGGAACTCAAGGAATCCAAGGAATCCAAGGTGTCCAAGGAACTCAAGGAATCCAAGGTGTCCAAGGTATTCTTGGAACTCAAGGAACTACGGGAACACAAGGTATCCAAGGTATTCTTGGAACTCAAGGTATAACAGGACCAACAGAATATAGAACACCAAATGCTCAGTATGCGTTAAGTGGTGGTGGATTAGTTACTTGGACTGGTTCAAGTGTTCTTTGGGGCACTAGAGTTATTGCAATTCCAGTAGAAAATACGGAATTTGGTGCTAATGGATATATTGATATATCTTGCCCAACTTCTGGAACTGTTACTTATTATAATGGTGCTAATGTAACTACAACAGTTACTTGTACGGCATCTGGAATTCCTATGGCTTCTTGGGAAGCATTATATTATCAAGTAACTCCAGGACAAACAAGTACATCAGACCAAACTAAATTTAGAGTAGTAAATTATCAAAACTCTACTTGGTCTCCTGGTGTAGGTTGGATATTACTTGCAACAACTAATGGAGATGGAACTAATATTGGACATTTGAGGTGGTTGCCAGGACAAGTTAATTTACCAACAACTGGTTCAACCGTAACTTACAATACAGGCACTGGACAATCTTCTTGGCAAGTAGGACCTCAGGGTGTTCAAGGAACTACAGGTGCTCAAGGTATTCAAGGTACAACAGGAACTCAAGGTATCCAAGGTATTCTTGGAACTCAAGGAACCACAGGAACTCAAGGTATCCAAGGTATCACAGGCCCAGTAGCAGGATCTGCTAATCAAATCGTTTACAAGAATAGTTCAAATAATCCAGATGGTTCTACCAGTCTTACATATACTGGAGCAGTATCTGGTGTAGGTACTGTGGGAATCGGTACTATTATTGATATTGTTCATTATGACGCTTTAAATTCAGGCACTCTTTCTTTTGAAGGTTCTGCAGGGCAGTTATTCAGTATTACTAATAACCTTACCACTGGTTCTATTTTCTCTGTTAATGATGTTTCTGGCATTCCTAGTATTGATGTAGGTGCTGCGGGGACAGTTTCTCTTGCACCTTATGGTGGTGATGTTGTAGTAGGACAAGCAATTATTAATAGATGGGTAAGAAAAACTGCAAACTATACTGCAGTAAATGGTGATAGCATAATTGCAGACACTTCTGGAGGAACCTTTACAATTACACTTCCAGCAACACCATCAATAGGTCATAATATTAGAATTGCGGATGGTGCAGATTGGGCAACAACCAATCTAACATTAGGTAGAAATGGTTCAACAATTGAAGGTATTACTGATGATTTTACTTTTAATATCAAAGGCATTACTGCAGATATAGTTTATGATGGAAGTACTTGGGAAGTTTATGCTAATGCTGGTCCAAGTGGTCCTCAAGGTATTCAGGGTAGTGCTGGTTTTGTTGGTAGCAATGGTGCTCAAGGTACTACAGGTGCTCAAGGTACAGCAGGAACTAGCGGAAGTTCCTCAATTACAAATGACAATTCCACGAATGCAACAAGATATCCTACATTTGTTGATGTTACAACAGGAACACCTAGTGCAACAAATGTTTCATCATCAAAATTTACATTTAATCCATCTACAGGAACCTTATCTGCTACGATTTTTACATCATTATCTGATGAAACAGAAAAAACAAACATTAAAATCATACAAAATTCTATAGAAAAAATTAATAAACTTGACGGTGTAACATTTAACTGGGTAGATAATAATGCTCCTTCATCTGGTGTTATTGCTCAACAAGTTGAAAAAGTTTTACCAGAACTGATATTAAATATCAATGGCAAAAAGACAGTTAATTATAATGGTTTGATTGGTCTTTTAATTGAGGCATTTAAAGAATCTCAAAAAGAAATGCAAAAAATTAAAAATCATCTAAGTAATCTAAATAATCAATAAAATGCCTACTTCTCTTTCAAGTTTTTTAGGTACAACTTATCAAGGAGCCACAGGTGCTCAAGGAACCACAGGTGCTCAAGGAACCACAGGTGCTCAAGGAACCACAGGTGCTCAAGGTGCAACAGGTGCTCAAGGTGCAACAGGTGCTCAAGGAACCACAGGTGCTCAAGGAACCACAGGTGCTCAAGGAACCACAGGTGCTCAAGGACCATCAAATGTTCCTCAAAATGCAAAAACTACTTCGTATACATTAATTGCATCAGATGCTGGAAAACATATATCAATTACTACAGGCGGAGTAACCGTTCCTGCATCAGTTTTTAGTGTAGGTGACACAATTTCTGTTTATAATGATTCTGGTTCAAATCAGACAATCACTCAGGGTTCCGTAACTTTGAGAAATGCTGGCACTACTAGTACTGGAAATAGAACACTTGCCTCATATGGAATTTGTACTATTTTATGTGTTGCATCAAATACCTTTGTAATTTGTGGAGCTGGGTTATCTTAATTATGGTAATACATCAATTATTTTTTACTTCTATACAATTGGGATTATATCCATTTACAACTTTTACGTTTACAAATGGAACTCAAATTGGAAATATTGGACCCTCAACGGCAAATCTCCTAGCTTCATATGATACTGCATCTAATTCTTGGTTAAATAATGCATCATATTTTACCACATCAAGTGGAATTCAACTATGGACTGTTCCACGAACTGGAACCTATACTATAGAAGTTGCGGGAGCAGCTGGCGGGGGAACTGCTACTACTCCGGGATATGGTGCCAAAATGATTGGAACATTTTCACTAACTCAAGGAGATGTTATTAAAATTCTTGTAGGGCAATTAGGTCGTAACGGAACAGCTGATTGTGGCCAAGGTTTTGGTGGTGGAGGAGGAGGAACTTTTGTTGCAACAAATTCCAATGTCCCATTAATTGTAGCAGGTGGTGGAGGAGGTTCTTCTTCAGGAGTAATTACTGCTTCTAGATTAAATGGAACAACTTCCACATCAGGAAATCAAGGAGATGGTGGTTCTGGTGGAGCAGGAGGGACTGCTGGTGGTGGTGGGGGTGCTGGAACTGGATGTGTACCCGCAAGTTCTGGTGGCGGTGGATTTACTGGAAATGGTACTACAGCACAAGGAAATCCGGGGCTTTCCTTTATAAACGGAGGAACCGGAGGGACAGGGACAAGAGCAGATGGTGGATTTGGTGGAGGAAGTGGAACCGCTAACTACACTGGTGGCGCCGGCGGTGGATATAGTGGCGGCGGCGGCGGTGGATTAAATAGCTGTGCTTGCTCCGACTTGCAGGGTGGCGGTGGTGGTGGTTCGTACAATAATGGAACAAATCAATCTAATACTGGTGGAGTAAATACTAGTAATGGTTATTGTAAAATAACTCTCCAAGGAGCACCATCACCAGTGGTTCAGTACCTCGTTATTGCTGGCGGTGGTGGTGGGGGAGGATATATTGGAGGTGGCGGTGGTGCTGGTGGTTATAGAACTGCAACAGGATTTACTTTCAGTACTGCAACAAACTACACTGTAACAGTTGGTGCAGGTGGTGCTGGCGGTACATCCTCTGCAAACTTTAGTACTCCAGGAAATCAAGCAATCTCTAATGCAACTAATGGAGGAAATTCCGTCTTCTCAACTATTACTTCAACTGGTGGAGGAAAAGGTGCTAATGCATATTCCCTAAACGGTGCGAATGGTGGTTCTGGTGGTGGTGCTTCTCAAGAATATGTCGGTGCTGCAACTGCAGGTACTGGAACTTCTGGAGAAGGTAATAATGGTGGAAGAGGGTCAACATCAACAAACTATGGTTCAGGTGGTGGTGGTGGTGCTGGAACAGTTGGTGCAACAGCATCTGGATCTGGAACTGGTGGAAATGGTGGAGATGGATTATCTTCAAGTATAACAGGAACTGCAGTTACTCGTGCAGGAGGTGGTGCTGGTGCAAGTTATACATCTCAGGGCGGTGCTGGCGGGAGTGGCGGTGGCGGTCAGGGAGGCAGCGGTGGCGGAACTTCACCAACAAGAGCATCAATTTCAGGAACTACAAATACTGGCGGTGGCGGTGGTGGTGCTGCTGTAGGTGATGGAACTAATGGAGTTGGTTCTAATGGTGGTTCAGGTGTCGTTATTCTTAGTTATTCGACTACTTACACTATAAGTAATCCAGGAGGAGGTCTAACCTTCACCACACAAACTGTAGGAAGTAATAAAGTAACTACTTTCACTCTAGGAACTGGAAACATTCAATTTAATTAAGAAAAGTTATGGCCCATTATGCATTTTTAGACGAAAATAACATTGTAACTGAAGTTATCACTGGCAAAAATGAAGGTGAAGATGGAATTAATTGGGAAGAACACTATGGAAACTTTAGAGGTCAGGTTTGTAAAAGAACCTCATATAATACTATAGGAGGGAATCATAATAATGGTGGAACTCCCTTTAGAAAAAATTATGCTGGTGTTGGATATATTTACGACGATGAAAAAGATGCTTTTATTTCACCAAAACCATATGAAAGTTGGATATTAAATGAAGATACTTGTTTATGGGAATCACCAATTCCTTATCCAGAAGATACAGAAAACTTATATTTTTGGAATGAAGAGGAATATAAATGGGATAATATGAACAGTTCATTAGGTTGAATCTCACTCATAAATACAGTATCAAAGGATTTAATTGATAATTAAATTATGAATTTTGCAAAAATTGCTTTAGATAATGGTGGTTCAATTCATCCAATCATAATTCCATCTCATTTAAATGATGGGTTGGGTATTATGAACCCATCGGTTTATATTCATAAAGGTAAGGTTTTAGTTAATCTCAGAGCAGTCAATTACACATTTTATCATTCGGAAAAGAAACTTTTCCAGCATCCATATGGACCATTGACATATCTTCATCCAGAAGATGATATGCACCTGAGAACTAAAAATTATTATTTGGAACTCAATGATAAGTATGAAATCACTAGAATAAATGCAATAGATACTTCAAAATTTGATACATACGAACCCCAATGGGACTTTGTTGGTCTTGAAGATGCAAGACTCTTTGAATGGGAAGGGAAACTTTATACTTGTGGAGTTAGAAGAGATTTAGATACTGTTGGAACTGGCAGAATGGAACTTTGCGAAATCAAAGTTTCTGATAATAAAGTCGTAGAAACATCAAGATTTCGCATTCCAACTCCAGGAAATGATGACGAATATTGCTCAAAGAATTGGATGCCAATTCTAGACAAACCATATCATTTTATAAAGTGGAGTAATCCAACAGAAATTGTTAAAGTAAATCCAGAAGATAAAACCTGCGAAACAGTGTTCACTGGAGAATATAAATCAATTCCAAGAGATCTTAGAGGAGGTTCTCAGGTCATTCCTTGGAGAGATTATTATGTTGCAATTACTCATGAAGTTGATTTGTTCAAAAGTGGAACTGGAAGAAAAGATGCAATATATCGCCATAGAGTAGTATTCTGGGATAAAAATTTTAACCTAGTTAAATGGACAAATGACTTTTCCATTATGGGAGGGGATGTTGAATTTTGTGTTGGATTAATTCAACAAGGTTCTGATTTCCTAATGACTTATGGATTTCAAGACAATGCAGCATATCTTATTAAGTTTCCAGAAAAAGTGTTTGAGGATTTTATCAAATGAATGAACTACAAGAACTTCTAGATTATTATGTACATCATACTGAAGAACCAGAGATTAATTTCAAATTAGCAATTTATTATCATTCTATTGGGCAAACTGCATCTGCTATTTCTTATTATATCCGAACCGCAGAAAGAACAGAAGATAAAACTTTAATGTATGCTTGCCTGCTTTCTGCATCAGAATGCTTTGATTCTCAGGGATGTAGGAGCAATTCTGTCAAAGGACTTCTTCAAAGTGCAATTGCAGTAGATCCAAAGAGACCTGAAGGATATTATCTACTCTCAAGATTTTATGAAAGAGAAAAGAATTATCACGATTCATATTTGATTGCATCTATTGGGGAAAAAGTTTCTGATTTTAATGCAAAACCACTACCACTCAAGGTTGATTATTTTGGATATTGTGGAATTTTATTTGAAAGAGCAGTATCTGCTTGGTGGTGTGGACTTTGTGATGACAGCCATTTAATGTTTTTGGATCTCAAAACAAATTATTGGAATCAATTAAATGAATCGCATAAGCAAGCAGTTTTGAATAATTTAAAACTCTTCAAAAAAGAATTTGATTGGGGAGAAATTGAACAAAACAAATGGTTCAAAAAGGTTATAATCGATGAAGTCTTTACCAGAGATGTCTATCAAAAATTCTTTAAAGTGGATGAGGATGATTTGGTTGTAGATATTGGTGCAAGTG